ATAGGCAGAACAACTGTCTTCTCTAGTGGAGACCACCAATAGTAATGGTGGACTGATAGGTAATCAATCACACCAAAATGAGAACGTCTTTCTTTATCAGGTGGTGCAATAGCATCTAGCAGTGGTGCAGACAATGCAACACGACCAGGAATAGGTAAGATACCACCCAGCAATGAAGTGATGATAACAAGGATACGATGATCCTTGATGTATTTCTTTGCTAACGAATAAACATCTTCTAAGGCACTGTGCTCTCGGATGAAACCACCCAAGATCATAATACCAAAGATGTACCCCATATAGAGTTCGTTCTTAGCAATCCCTGTAAGAACTTTTTCTAACATTATGGTGCCTCATCATGATTTTGATACAATGCTTCCAACTCATCGGTGACAGGAACAGCAACAACTGCTGATCCATCTGGTTTACGAACAAGAAACTCTTCTTTATTAGTTTCAATACGATCCATATACGAATCAAAGTTTTTTTCAAACTCTTCAAGTGTTACTTCAATCATACCTGACAGCAGAGTTTCTCCTTTTGCATGTGTTTAATAGATTCTTGACAACCACCTAGGTGGAGGTCGTCAAGCATTACTTGTGGGAACGTTGCCCCGTCTCCAAATTTAGCATAGAACTCTTCTCGTGTAAAGTCACGATTGAGTTCATATGATACGTGTTGTAGTTCTTCTAACTCCATAACCTTTTTGATCTTTGTGCAATAAGGACATCCAGGTTTTGAATAGATTGTAATCATGCTTTTAGTTGTTTAAAGTCTTCTTCAAAAATTGCCAGACCAGCGTCTGTCAAGACATGATTATACATCTTGTCAAATACTTTAGTAGGTAGTGTAGCTACGCTCGCACCATAAAGGAAACATCTTGAAACGTGGTGTACATCACGAAGAGATGCTGCAAGAATTTGAGTCTTACAGTTCTGAACGCTATACAATCCAGAGATTGCACGAACTAATTCAACACCACTGATAGAATTATCATTACACCGTCCAACAAAAGGAGAGATGTATGTTGCACCTGCTAGTGCTGCCATTGCTGCTTGAGCAGCAGAGAAACACAGAGTTACATTTGTCTTAACACCTTGTTCAGTAAGATCTTTACAGGCAATCAGACCTTCTCTAGTGAGAGGAAGTTTAATTGTGACTTCCTCACCAATAGCAATGTACTGCTGAGCATTTTCAATCATTTCACTAGCAGTATTTCCATCGACTTCTGCTGAAATGCTCACAAAATCAAAGTCTCTGGAGAGACGAGTAATGAATTCATGATATGAAACACCAGACTTACGAACTAGTGTTGGGTTGGTAGTAATACCAGCGACTAGACCAGTCTCATAACGGTCTTTAATCTCTTTATAATCAGCGGTGTCTAAGAAAATTTGCATGACAAAATATCAGGTTAAGTATATAGTAACCATCGGGGTGACAGGATTTGAACCTGCGACATCTCGCTCCCAAAGCGAGTGCTCTACCAAACTGAGCTACACCCCGACTAGATCCTCTTTCCAGAGGAATTTTTCTTCTAAATTATAGTGCAATTTGTAGTTAGTTGTCAACACGTAGTATCCAGTGATGCTGATATTATCACACTCGAATCCATAACCTTTAACTTTTTCACATGCTCCGTCGATTACAAAGCATTTGTCGGTATGTAAGTAGCTGTGAAAGCGTTCGTCTAGGTTAATCATTAGCGTTCCTCAAAATTGATGCGGCGGACTTTGCGTTTGCGTCGTTCCTCCTGATATTTTAGGTCACTTTCCGATAGAATTCCGTTATATTTAATATTCTTTTCATGATTCACTAACACAACTTGACTTAAATCAATTGCACCAAGAGTATCATCGACTACCCTCATCTGGTTAGGGCAACCACAGAACTGAACTTTGCTAGTGCTTGTCAATTCTTTGCGACAAACCTTGCATCTTGCTGTCAACATTGTTAAGCATTTAACCTCATGAGAGTGATGGGTGAAGAGGGGATCGAACCCCCGACCGCCTCCGTGTAAAGGAGATGCTCTACCGCTGAGCTATTCACCCGATGCCCGTGAAAGGACTCGAACCTTCACGCAAAATGCACATGATCCTAAGTCATGCGTGTCTACCAATTCCACCACACGGGCACTATAGTGTGATTGAAGAATCTCCAGCAAATATAGAACCAGTAGGAAATATATTAAAAGCTATGGAGTATCTAATTTGTTCCGAATCATTTTCTGCTACTCGATGTAGTAGATAACTAGGAAAAATAAGTAGAAGATTTTTTCTTGGTGTAATGAAAAAATTTCTTAGGTTTAATATGTTTACTTCAGATGGTGCATTTAATTGAAATGAATTGTTAGTGGTGGTAAATTCAATATTACCACCAGGAACATCATCAAAATAAAACACACAACTGTAGACTGAGTTTGTATGGTTATGAAACTGAGAATACCCATTAGGTAATGTCTTAGTTCCCCAGGATGTAGTAATTCTAAATTCAGTAGAGTTGAATTTTAATACTTCGTTCTTATATTTAAGAAAATGAAAAAACAAATTTGTTTTTTCTTGTGGAAATTTATCCAATACTGATAAGTTCTCAGTGTTGAAAGAATTTCTAGATCCAGTAGAAGTTGTATTAATAAATTTATAATCTTTAATACTACTCAGTCTTGTTAGATCTTCTTTAATATCAATCTCGCAAATAGGTGAAGAAAAAATTGGATGAACGTTCATTGATAAAAGAAGATAAGCGACTCGCGAAGGACTCGAACCTTCGACCGACTGCTTAGAAGGCAGTTGCTCTATCCATCTGAGCTAGCGAGTCATTCGATAATTATATCATATGATAGCGTTTTTCTCAACGTATCACTGTTGTGTTTCGTAACTCCATGAAGAATGTTAGAAGGGAAGAATAGCATATCTCCTGCCCTAATTTGTGGAGTCCATAGATCTGCAAAACCCAAAGTTTGTCTCAGTTTAAATGAGACATCAGAACTGTGCCTATCTCTAAAGTAAAACTCAGAAAAATCTTTTCCATGGTTTAGAAAAAATACACATGAAATGTCAGATGGAACATGATCATGTATCTCTTGGAAAGAACCTTCCTTATATGTATTTAACCATGCTTCATCAACAACATAATTAACTTTTCGTTGGAGAGTTTCAAAAAATTTGTCGATGTTTGGTTGCAATAACTCAGCATACTTATCAATGTTTAATCTCTTTGTAGAGACATCACATTTAGATGCCCAATCATAATCATTAGCACCAACTACAACTTCTTTGTTTAGCTCTTCTACCAATTCATTTTTATTGAGTGCTTGAAACTGAGCAAAGAAGTTATAGTTGAATACTTGATAGATCATGATTGCCAATAATAATGATAGAAGTTGCCCCTAGAATCACACATAGGATCTTGTGATGCTACACGATATCCTAGCATACTCTGTCCCTTGAAGTCGGTCCTATCACCGATGATACTGTATGCAGAGATCATCTTAGATTTATCCTGCAACCTCTTGACCAAGGCATGATCTACATAGGGTCTGTTACGCCACAACCCCTCATACTGACCAGGAGCATATACCACACCAGAAACAGTGTTAGGGAACCTAGGTGAATTCACTCTATTTAGAACAGACACTGCGACACAGTATTCGTCCATGGTATTAGGTGCTGCCTCTACTTTGACCACCTTAGCAAGGTGAGCATAATCAGCAGGGGTCAGTGCCAGTAGCATTTCCAAAATCAAAATAGTCTTTCCTGTAGTAACGTCCGAGGATGTTTGAATTATAGTAGGCAGGGGTGCCGTCTGTCAAGGCTTTTGTCAGAACGTCATGAAGAAAGAGTTGTCTTGTTTCTTCATAGTTGACCCTTCCTGGTGTCCCATGGAGGGAGAGTATGGTTCTACTAAAATTTTCTTTACCGAATTGTTTGATGTCGTCTTTGAGTTCTGGACATGACCCATAATATCGCTTCCAATCACTTTCTGAAGTGACTCTACGTTTAGCTCCTTTTGGTTTTCTCTTTTGCCAAAAATACTTTCTTCCAATGTAGCGTCGTTGGTTGACGAGATTGGTAATTTCATAAACAAAACCCCAGTTGTCCCCAATAAGACTCCCATCAAAAGGGGACTCCATATATCTCCAAGGGTTTGGGTAACTCTCTTCCACACTTTCATAATGTCATCTCCAGTATTTAGGGTATGTCAAAAAGGACTTCATTGATATACAAATCTGCCCATCTATTTCCAAAATATTTCTCTAGAATTTTTCTAGTCTTGTCATTTCTCTTCTGATTTTCACAGTAATTGATCTGTGCATTGTATCTCTGCTCTGCTCTATCGTAATCAATGTTTGCTTTCCAGACTGCACCAACGAATGAGTCCAGATATTCATTGACAACATGGCAGAATGTCTCTAGTTCTTCTTCGGTTTCTAGTCTAGCAAACTTACAATAGGGAGAGAAGATGTCACCCCATATAG